ACTTTGACTGATACGCACCAATCCTATTCCGTTGCCGTGGTGCGCTAATTTTTCCATAAATGGCCTTGGATTGCTGAATGGTGGATTTACCCAAACATTACCAAACCATTCTTTAGATAATCCATCATCTGCAGAAGTATAGTAATACTTGATCGGTGCGTTTTTAATTCCACCAATGGGCGAACACGGGTCTAAATCAAACTGCACATTAAGTGTGTCAAATATCCATTTAGGCGTATATCTTTCATCAGTTTCTTTCATTTAGCCCCTATCAATACGGTTATCATCAGTAATGTTTATATTTCATCCAATATGCCCAGGCTTGGCAAGGGGTTTGATGTCGGTGAGCAATGTATTTCAATCCCAAATCAATTTGTTTCATTGGGTTTTTTTCTTTTAAACCCAGCATTTGCGGAATACCGAATGCACTTGATTTTTTGTTTTTCGCTAATGGATTCCAATTGCTTTCCTTCATCCATAATTTTTCAAGACAAGTAAATTGTTTGTAATCAATAACTAAGGTGTGAGCATATAGTTTGTAATAATCTGCATCAGTTTTTGACCAACTATTTTGCACACTGGTTAATTGCAGTAGCAATAAACACACTGCTCCCATTAGGATGCCGCACCTGGAGATTTTCTGCCCTGCATCTCCAGCGGGCATTGGCGATCCTATTGGATGTGTCAAGTGCATGAACATAATCGCAGGTCAGACGGCAAGTGAAGCCTGGCCATCTTAAATTGCAATCTCATTGATCATCTTTATCCCCAGGCATCCACAACCTGTGCATTCCATTAGATGCAATCCAGGGGGCAGTGTTTTAATTACATCAGGTTTTAATTGCCACACCGTTTTCATTTTCTTAGCATCTGATCCCTGGTGTTTTGCATAATTTAAACAAATGCTGCAATCAAATTGATGGGGCATATTGGCTCCGCATTAGGGTTTCAATTGGATGCAAATTAATCTGACTGACCCACCATGCATCATCCTTGGAATGGCGATATTTGGGGCGTTTTGCCGCTGATATAGGAATCCAACCAATGACCCGCATATTTGGTGCCATGCCAACGACCAGCACCGCAATATCTGAATCCCGATCCTTGGGATGCACAATCAAGGTGCCACCCAACCAGGCAGTCCAGCGCACCTCAATATCAGCCCCAACATCAGCAATTGATTTAAAAGTGTTGCAGGTCGGTTTAAAATCGTCAAATCCAAGTGCCTTGGCAACTGCAATTTCAGCCGCCACTGCACCGCTATTTGCCATCACATTTCCAAAATAATTTGTGTCGGTTGATATTTTGTAAGAGTTTTCATAACCCTTTCGCCTGGATGTTTCAACCCTTTCCAGGCCAACCCTGGCAGACACAATTTCATCCGCCTGGGTTAATGTCACCATGATCATTGCTGCCTGCGGTTTCGCAAATAGCACCTGCGACAAAGCACCAATTCATCATCAATGATCCGCACCGTTTCCTGGATTGGATATGGCACAAAACATGAATCACAAACTGATGCCGCTTTATCGCCTAATATCTCACCATTTTCGGTGATATGGATTGATTGGCCATTGCGTGAAATTGATATCCCGCCCATTTTAATTCCAAATTGGCTTGCATGGGCTGACCTTCGCACCACAAACAAATCCTGAATATGATTTGCCAGTTTTTGAATTTACGCCCATTTTTGAAATCATAAACCCATGATCACATTGCGGTGATTGGGCTGGTTGGGTATTGGTAGCAATTTGATCCAAGGTTTGTTCAACCGCAACTGCCATGGCAATTGGCTCACCTGGTTGGGGATGTGCGGATGTCGCAGTGACCCGCTGCATTTCCTCAAATGATGCTCTAGGCACACCCTCAGAAAACTTGCTAAAATCCCCAGTGGCTAATGCTCTACCAATTCCTGATGTAATTGCGTTTTCCGCTGGAAACCGATTGCTAGATGTCCTAATTTCCTCAGCAAAATCAGTTGCAAATGGCAGTGGGTCGCTAATCTCTTTGTAAATATCACATTGGGCAATGTAGCGAGTGCCATCTTGGTAAATTAATTGAGTGTTGATTCGCCCATTTGGGTATTTAACCCAAAATTGCTCAATTCTTTCAGCCACGGTGGAATAATTATCGAGTGGCATTGGTAATCCTCTGAACAACATCCCTGGTTACCGCAATACCCCTGGCAAAACCCCTGCGGCTGCCTTGGGTGTCACCCCTTTTAAACCCTAGTTTAAAGCCCATCAGTAGGCCAATAGATGCCCCTGATAAGCCAACCAAGGCAATTATCATGCTTTGATTCATTTGTTTGCTCCCGATCATAACCCCCGCCCGAATAGCAGGTTGAAATCAGTATGACATCCAGGTCTGACATGTGGCAATGACCAACACGCCCAATGGCCTATTTACGCAATTTTGGTTTTTGTGGCTTACGCTCATTTTTGGCCAGGATTAACAAAATTTGATCCACCCTGTTACTCAAAACCCTTAATTCATCCCGAAGGGATTTTCCACTATTGGGAAGTAATTCAATCAAAATTGATTTGGTCACTACTTTCATGCATGAATAGATTGCAGCCACCAATGCAATTGCGCACCCGATAACTGCAACCCATTCATTTGGTGTCATTATTTACTGCCCACCCCAAAATTTGCATCATTTGGATTTAAATAGCGAATTAACACTGGCACTACGGCAGCCAAGCCACCCATTGCCATTGCTTTAACATCCCCGCCTGACATATAAACTGCCAACGCCGCTGCGATATAACTACGCAACCAACTGGCAACCATCAGTTTTAATTTATCCATTATTTACCTTTCCCTAGGTTTAACTTTTCAATCAATTCAGCGCATTTGGCTTCATTGAATGAAATCTCAAAATGCATTTCATCCTTGCGGTTTTTGTAATCCCCACCCCAGGTCAGCCCATATTTTTTGGCCAGTGCTTGAATCATGACGGTTTGCATGACCGTAAATGTGCCTGCATGACCCAGGGGATGTTTTGCCGCATTTAAATCAATCGCAGTGCCTGATGAATGATTGCTCAATTTGTCGGATGATCCACGCACATTCCTAAAACAATAACCCCAGTCATCTAATGCGCCCTCATCTATTGGCTCAACATGTTGATGAAATTCTGCTGCAAATGTGACCAGCAATGGCGCAACCTTTTCTGCGCACCTCAATTTAATTTTGGTGCCAGGCACTGCAAATGACTTAATTCCAATTGCCGCTTGATCCTGGGATGCTGGCCAACCATTTTGACTAATCAATTTAATCTCCACAATCCTTCAAGATTATGCTAAGAGTAATTTAGCCTCGTCAGCGGTTATGCCTAACTTGTCAAGTAATGCAGATTTGTCGGATTCTTTGATTGCATCCTGCTCAGCCTTCCAAGCATCAAATTTAGCAAAACCTGCTTCAAATTGTTTTTTAGTTATTGGCTCACATTCAACAAATTGGATACCTTCAAAGTCATTGCCATAAATTGCCCAACCGCCATTTGGAATCAACATATTTAATACATCTGCTCCACTTGCCATTTTTATGCTCCTATTTCCATCAGAATTATTGTGCTTAAAGCAAATTGATTTGCATACACATTTCCAACACCCGCAGCATTAAGGATTCGGGTTTTGTAAGTTGTCGCAGAAGTCGTGGCAGGAGTATCTAAAATGGAAGCAGATACTGCGCCAATATAATTAGTTGCTGATGAACCAGTGCTTCCTGCATAACCAGTTAAAAATGAAGATGGTGAGGTTATTGATGTTGCACCTCTGAAAACATCAACATTGATGTAAGTATCACCATTTGCTTTGCCAACAATTTGATTCACTAAAACTAAAACCTTGCTTGATGCAGATGATGGGGTTATTGTTGCAGTTAATCCAGTATCAATATAACTTGCTGTTGTGCTGTTGGCTTCAGTTGCGGTGCTTCCATAAACAACTTGTAAAACTTTGCCACCGCCAGCAGGAGCAGCCCACTTCAGGCCAGTTGGCGAAACGGTGCTATCAGCAGTTAAAACATGTCCATTTGTTCCCACTGGTAAATTATCAAATGTGGCATTACCTGTTCCAACAATTAAATCGGCTTTGGCAGTTATTTCAGTTGCCATTGAGTTAGTCACGGTCACATCACCTGATGTGCCACCGCCTGAAATTCCAGTTCCTGCGGTCACGCCTGTAATATCGCCAGGGGCTGCACTAATCCAAGTAAAATCCAAATCAGTGTTTGATGTTTTGCTTAATATTTGTCCAGTTGTTCCACCTAATAAATCAACAAAATCAGTATCAACGGCTTGACCAAACACCTCAAAATCCGCTGGTAGATTAGTAACCAAATCTGTTGGCTCAGGCATTTGCCATCCAAAATTGCTGGTTGGATTACTCATATTTTTCCTTTCACGCCACTATTGTGGCATTTTGCCAATCTAATATTGGCGAAATTGTATTCCACATTTCAACTCCAGGCACATCATCCCACGCCATTGATTGGATGGAATATGCAAGTGGTGAAAATAATGGGGTCACTGAAACCTGGTTGTAAGCCGCCCTGAATGTCCAGCCCTCAACAAACCCAGCAAATGAGCCTGAATTCATGTTTAGTGGCAAATCTGAAATAAAGACTGGCATGCCCATGAAAATATTCAATAAGGCATCACGGTCTGCATCAGTAATTTCAGGGTTGGTCAATTCATAGGTGATTGCACTAAAAATTGGCTGCGGGTTGGCTCTCAGGGCAATGTAAAAATCCGCCTGATCCTGGGCATCCGCTGAATGTTTGATTGTGGTGGTGATAATTTGTGCCAGCGTGCCATAAGTAGCAATTGATGCAGGATCGGATTCTGAAACCTCGCTATTGGAATTTTGGCCAAATTTGATTGTCACCGCATTGCGAACATCCCCAGCCCTGGTTTGAATGCTGATGGTGTTGGCCAAGGCTTCATTTGCGGTCAAATCCACATAACCATTGGCTGCCAAATAAGTTGTGCGGTGGGTTGAATCTGCATAACCAATTAAGCCATTTGCATCCTCATAAATGTATCCAAGCCCTGATGTTGCCAGGGCAGCCACCAATGAATAAACATCAGTGCGACTTGATGAGCGTTGCGCCAATTCATAATTGCCAGGCTGATCAATTTCACCCAATCCAGTATTTTGGGCATTTTGCCATTGCTCAGTTGGATCATAGGCAGCCCAGGTTTCAGCGGCAGGCACCGCATTCCATTGAGCAAATAAGACACCGCTCAAAATTGTGTAAATTTGGTCACCATCAAAATCTTGACTTAAAACACCATTGGTCAAATATTTTGGCAACCTGGCCAATGCACCCAATGCAATAATTGTTATTTTTTGTGAATAACCAATCCCGCCTGCATCTGCAATTTGGACTTTAACATCAACAATTGATCCACCAAATATGGGCACAAATGTTGCAGTTGAATCTTGCAATTGCACACTGATTGATTGATTGATTTCAGCGGTAATGGGCGATTGATCCAGGTTGATCAATTCAATGTTTATGTATCCCGCCTGTGCCTGCTCATAAATATTTGTGCGACCACTGGTAATAGTCAAATTGCTTAAAATTGCATTTGTGTAATCAACTCCATTGATTTCAACCTGCCAAACTGGATTCCAAATGCTCATTGAATACCAGCCAACAATCCAGCGCCCCTAGTGCCACGATAAAATGAATTGTTTAAAGTATCTACTAAAACCCTGGCCGTGGCTTCAGGATCACCCGCTACACCAATATTTACTGTAATGGGTGTGGTCGCCGCTTGATTTTTGAAAAATGCATCTGCCTGAGCGGTTAATCTGTCACTAAATGACTGCATAATTGCCTTAGATTGTTGCACGGTTGCTGGAATACTCAAATCGGCTGAAATTTGTTGTGATGAAAATAATTGTTGGGGATTGATAACATTTCCAATTGGTGTAATTTTGCCAGCGGTGCCAGCGGCTCCACCCGATACTGGACTGAAATCTGATGTGATTGTTGGTGTTGGAATGGTTGTTGAAGTATTTGATCCAGCCATTGGATTGCCTTGATTGTATGTGAAATTTGATGATGGCTGACCAATTTTGTTCAAATAACCAATGTCTGATCCAGGTTTGATCAAATTAATTCCCCTGATTACCAAATTGATTGAATCTATTATGAAATTGATTATTGGAGTGATTGCTCCCAATATTGTGCCAAATGCACTAATTATTGCTGATGCAACCTTGGCACCAACATCAATTAAAAATCCAAATATTGTTTTCAATGCTGGTAAAACATAAGTTTGAAGCAAATCAAGAAATTCCTGAAAATTCTCCTTGTTGTTATCAATTGCAGTTTTAACCACATTCCAAGCATCTTTAAATTTGTTAATAATTGGCACACCATACTCAAAAACATATCCAATCAACCGTTCAATAATCGGCAACAATCTTTCACCTATGGCTTCTTTACCTTCATCAAATGCCTGCTTCAAACGATCAATCCTGCCTTGAAATGTTTCAGCATTTTTTGCTGCGGCTCCACCGTATAAATTACTTAATGCAATTTGTGTTTGTGTAAAATCCATTGCTTTTAAATCCGCTGCCGATAAACCAATTCCTAATTTGCCCAATTTTGCATCCTGGCCTTCATAGGCTTTTGCCAGGGCTTCGGTGACGGTTGCCAAATCTTTTCCACTGCCCTTTGAAACATCCAATGCCAAATTTAATAATTTTTGGGATGACCCAACATCCTTGGTGCTAAGTGATAACCGTTGCATTGATGCTCGCAAATCTGTATCACTCACACCAGTTGCTAATTGCATTTTTGAAATATAATCCTCAGTTGCTTTAATTTGCGCATCAGTTGCACCCGTTGCATTTTTTAATGCGCTTGCCAATCTTAATTGAGCGGCTTCATCCTCAATGGCGGATTTAACCCCATCAATTCCAATTTTGATTGCATAAGCGGCTGCGGCTGCGGCTGCCAACGCAAATGCTGCACCAACTTTTTTGCCAATATCTCCCATTTTGTCGCCAAAACTTTGCACATCTTTTTCAGCGGATTTCAAACCATCAGTCAGTTGTTTTGTTTCGGCAAGAATTGATAATTTTAAAGTGCGGGTGCCTGTTGCCATTTCACCACTCCTTTACAATTTTGCTGAATGCGGATTCCCATTGATCAATAATATATGGCTGCTCTTTTCTTAAGGTTGGATAAATAAACCAGCCCCTTGATCCTTTACCAAATTTTCCCGACCAACTGGGGAATTGTTTAAATTTATTTGATCCAAATTCATATCCAGGCCATAATTGCTGGGTTGTGCCACCACCGCTGAATTTTTGCCTTGCAAATCCAACATTTAATTCACCAATTTTGGATGATTTGCTGACAACTGAACCCTCAGCAATGCGATCATCCGCCCGATTATTTGTGAAACTAGATGCATCAATAATTTTGCCCCGCAGATATGAAACTAATGCACCTGATTGTTTTTTGGCCTGGGTGACCGCTTCATCACTCATTGCCTTTGTGGCTTTAATAATTCCACGCAATTGCGCCTTATCATAAGTGATTGAATCATTTGCCATTTTGTTCCTCCAAAATTTCAACTGCGGTCAAAATCTGTTCTGCGGTTTCCCATTCCCTCATTGGAATTGATGTGGCAATTGCCAATTCAACCAATAAACGATTTATGCTTCCCCGCTGAAAACTTTTGGGTCATCAACACCAACCACCACATCCGCCACACTTTCGCACCAGGCTTCAAATGGTTTGACTGGTTTTGCACTGGTGCGTTTCATTGCGTGATAAGCCAAAAACATCAAATCAGAGATGCCCATTTTATCCTTGGCTTGACTGATGATGTTGCCGCTTTCCTTTTCCCATTTTGCCCACTCAGGTGGCTGGGCAATGTAGGTGATTGATTCCCCATTTCCATATTCAATTGTAATTGGTAGTTTCATTCTGCTGCTCCCGATTCTGTTTTATAGTGTTGGTGTTGTCACGCAGGTAAATGCTAATGAAACCGTTTGTGCATCAGGTGCGGTGCCGCCTGCTGATGGGAAAATTGGTTGCACATCAAAATTGAAAACTGACCCACTTGCTGCGGTAAATACAACTGCCAATGGTGTATTCGGTGCAGAATCTGCGGCAGTCCATAGGGCGTTGCATAATGATCCGCCTGCTGGCCAATCGGCTAACATCTCCACGGCAAATGAGCCTTGCGAATCGGTCGTAAAATATGCTTTTCCATCAAGTGTTTGATAAGTGTTGATTGTTGATGCAATTGTCAAAACTGCGGATGTTGCTTGGGCATCATAAGTATCACCAGCAATGGTGAAGGTTATGTCACGCCCCGTGATGATTGTTGTTGGCATTTTTTCTCCTTTTATATGTCTTGGTTGTAATAAGTGCTGACGGCCAGGTCAGCAATTAAAAGTGATGATGTGCCAATGTTTGTGATGGTTGGCCGCTGCACATCTCCGACCACATAACCATCAGGCATGATGCCAATGATTTCAATTACTAATTTTTCCAAATTATCTAACGCCCCTGGGTTTGAATTATATGCCACGGCTGCGGTTATGGTGAAATTGATTTTGACACTGACACTTGATTTGCTGATCAATGTTGATTCCAAATAAGGTGAATCAGGAACAATTACGCAAGCGGGCGGGATAATTGCTTCAGGCACAAATGAATAAACCGTTGCACCAATTGTGTTTAATGCAGTTGCCAAATCTCCCCGAACCTCAGCAATTGATGCACTCATTGGCAAATTGTTTCAGTGTCAATGTAAGGTGCCAACAAACCAAATTGACGGTTGATCATGCTTCGGCCTGTCCTGTAAATAGTCTGGGCAAAATCTACGCCTTCAATTTGTGATCCTGGTGCAATTATTGCCTGGAATATATCGGTGGATAATCCCAGCAAGGCATTTTTGATTGCATCAGTATTTGCATAAAGATCAGCCGCACTCGACCCATCAAGCACGGCAATCCCAGCGGGGATAACTGGAATGGTGCTGAGTGTGTCGGCCGCTACTAAGCCTGCACTGAACATGTATGTGTTGGATGTTCGGGCATCCACTGTATATGTTCCATCAGCATCACCACAACCAGTCACAATGACTGATTGACCCTGCACAAAAAAATTTGATCTAATTGTGTAAAAATAAACAACATCATCAACAATTCTGTAAGAATCAACCGCTGATTGATATGCAGTCAGCAATGGCAAGCAAATTTGCTCACTGGATGCAATTATTTGATCCAAATATGCATCAGAATACATGGAAACACTAACGCCCAACACGGCACGCAAATCATCTGCATCAATGATGGGCATTAGCGAATCCTTTCATTCGACTGGGTTATGTTCGGGAGCGACCACAACCCATGATTTATTTATTGATCAGGTCTGATTCCAGCATGCGCCAAATGGAATTTTTGGTGCAATTGCTGCATAACCGTAATAAAGCAAATCAACTGTGCCATCACTTTGAATTGCTGTGCGCAATGTAAAGCGTGGGGATTCATACCATGTCCAAGCCTGTGGATTAATTGTCACCATCGAAAAATCTCCAGTGGATGTTGAGCCACCTGCATTGCCAATTGATCGGCTTACATATAGATCAAGTCCTGGAGATACACGGCCACGCAATGATCCAGCGGTTGCAAGTCCAGCCTGATTGGATGGATTTGCTGCATTGTAAAGTGGTGTTCCATTGTCGTTGTAACCCATGATATTTGCCCATTGTCCTGGAGAAACAACCAAGTTTTGTGCAAAACCTAATGATGAACCATAAACTGCGGCTGCGGCCTGTGATGTATATGCCAAAAATCCTGTTGCACTGTTGGCATTCACACCAGTTTGTTGCCCAGCGGCTTGAATTGTGCCAACTGCAAATTCATCAGTTACTTTTGCATAAGCAAATTCGAGATTTGCAAGTAAAGCGGCCACATATTCAGGCCGACTTCTATCAATCAACTCAACGGTTGTGATTGCACGACCCTTAAATGATTGCACTGGCACTGATAAAAATGTGGCTGACAATGATGATTCAGTCACGGCTGCATTTTCTGCAACATTTGCAACTGTTGGCACTGCGGTGACCTTTGGCAATTCAAATGTCATTCCCTCACCAATTAAAGCCTCACGGCTTAGTGCATCAATCATTCCACGGTCACCATTTGCAAGTGCATTAATAACTTGGAGTGATTGTGGTGTTGGCACCATTCCAGGTGCAGTTGATGTGGTGTTATCGGCTGCACGCACATAAATGCGGGAATCCTCATCACCCAAAACATTTGCTTTCAAAAAATGTTCTAAATAAGTCACTTTGTTAATAATTGGTGACCTTGGTGTTGTATAAGCCACGGGTGCTGATGTGGCTTGAACTGTTGGTGCAACATCAACTGATTCAGTTGGTGTTATCTGTTCAGGCGTATTGTCTGACACTGTTTTTTCTCCTTCGGTTTTGGTTTGATCTGTTTCGGATTTTTCCGCATCAGAATTTTCCTCAGTTGCTGCAACATCACTAACCCTGGCAGATTTAACCGCTGGTTCAGTTACCAATGCAACACCTGTTAATTCTCCTGATGTCACCTTCATGGTGCCATCTTTTTGCATTTCATAATCATTCACGGCCAATTCAATTGAAAATCCATCCCTAAGCCCTGAAATTGCTTCCTCTAGTGCATCAGTTCCAGCGGTTGTTTTTGCGATTTTAAATGTTGCA